TGGGAGCGTGCAAAGTATCATAATTATTGATTTGACCAAACTGGAGGATTTTGATGACCGCGGGTCGTCCACGCAAACCTATTGAACAGAAGCGCAAAACAGGCCGAACTCCTACAACGGATTCAGGCGGCCGCAAACTTCCTGACGTTCAGAAGATCACCGTCTTGCCTATGGCCGATGGTATTCCTACTCCTCCTATGGATCTTGGTCTTGAAGGCAGAGATCTTTGGGGAAAAGCTTGGGATCGTGCAATCACTTGGCTTTCTCCTGTAAGTGATTTGACACAAGTTCATCATGCTTGTCGAGTGGCAGATGATCTTAATCTTGCAAGAACAGTTTACAATACGACACGTGACTCACAAGACGGGCGGCTTGTGGTTGCACTAAGTAAATCTTTCCATGAGGCTTTGGCCTCGTTAGGATTTACTCCGACATCTCGCTCGCAATTAGGCGTAGCGGAGGTCAAGCGTGTCACAGCTCTCGAACAACTCATTGCCACCAAACGAGCCAAGTAATTCTTGGCCGCCTAAGTGGTTAACGCCTGTATCTGAAGAAGATCAACTAAGAGGCGATGGACCTGTCTATTCACAGTTTGCTGAAACTGTTTGTCGAGTTACTAAAGACTCACTAGGTGGACAAGCAGGTGAATTACTTAAACTGCGTTCATGGCAATCATCTCTTCTTGATCATGCATTTGCTAGAAAAGAAAACGGAAGATTTAAGCATCGCATTGCACTAATAGGCATGGCTCGTAAAAACGGCAAGTCTGCATTAGGCGCAGCGGTTGGTTTAGCTGGTTTGACGCTAGGTGGATCCGGTTCTGAGATCTATTCATGCGCAGCAGATAGAGATCAAGCACGAATTGTGTTTGGTACTGCTAAGCGAATGGTTGAATTAGACGAAGAACTATCTAAAATGTTTACTCTTTACCGCGACACAATTGAATATAAAGATACAGGTTCTGTCTATAAAGTCCTCTCGGCAGAGGCTTACACAAAAGAAGGTCTCAATCCGTCACCTCTTGTGATCTTCGATGAAGTTCATGCGCAGCCAAATCGCGAACTTTGGGATGTAATGTCTCTTGCCGGAGGCGCAAGAGCTGACTCTTTGCTGTTTGGTATTACTACAGCAGGTGTAAAAACACAGACCGATGGTCAAGATTCTTTGTGTTATTCGCTTTATCAGTACGGTCAGCAGTTAGTTAAAAAAGAATTAGAAGATCCGTCATTCTTCTTTGCTTGGTGGGAACCAAAGAATGTAGAGGCAGATCATCGAGAACGATTCATGTGGGAAGAATCAAACCCAGGTTTTAACGACATTGTCGACTCTGAAGATTTTGAGTCTTCAGTGCTTAGAACACCAGAAGCAGAATTTCGAACTAAGCGAACTAACTGCTTTGTTTCAACAGCTACTGCATGGCTTCCTACCGGAAGCTGGGATGCATTGGTTGACAAGGACAGAGTGCCAATGCAAGGTGAAGATGTCATTCTCGCATTCGATGGAGCCTTTTCTAACGACTCAACAGCACTAATTGCGTGGCTTATAGGTTCTGAAAAACCACATTTGATGGTAGTAGGACTATGGGAAAGACCGATTGATGCTGATCAAGCGTGGCATGTGCCTGTTGCAGAGGTTGAAAAGACAATTATGGATGCCTGTAGAGACGGCAGATACAACGTAAAAGAGATTGTTTTTGATCCTGCAAGATGGAATAGAACCTTCATGGTGCTAGATGAAGATGGTTTGCCATGCGTTTCTTATCCAAACTCAGCAGAACGTATGGTTCCTGCAACACAAAAGTTCTACGAAGCAGTAGTTAACCAATCATTTACGCACGATGGTGATGAACGTCTTGCTAGACACGTGGCTAACTGTGTGACAAAACAATCATCACGTGGGGTCATGGTTGCTAAAGCTTCATCTAGAAGAAAAGTAGATGCTGCAGTTGCTTCCATCTTTGGTTATGACCGAGCAACTCAACCTCCTGCACCTAAAGAACCAGTTGCAAAATATTTCTCAATACAAGTATGAGGAGCATCATGAAAAAAATTGACTTTTCGTTATTTGTAGAATTGGCAGGAGTAATTCTTGTCGCAGTCGGGGTCGCTATGTTCTCTGTTCCACTTGCCTTTATTACGGTAGGCGGATTTCTTATTTGGGCTACAGAAAAGGCTAACTGATGACAGCTGGAATTTACAACGCAACCATAGATCAAGGCGCAACATGGAGCGTTACAGTCACCTATACAGATTCAAATGGTGCACCAATTAACTTAACTGGCTACACAGCAGCAATGCAAGTCCGCCAGCAATATAATTCTACAGATGCAGATCTAACATTAACCAGTCCAAGTGGTGGAATTGTTATCACACCTTTGACTGGAGTCATTGTCATTACTATGTCAGCTACACAAACACTTTCTCTAGAAGAAGGTTTCTATGTGTACGATGTTGAACTTACATCAGGAACCTTTAAGGATCGTATGATGCAAGGTCAATTAACTGTTGCTCCAGAGGTGACACGTGTCTGATAATCAAGTCACAGTTGTCAAAGATGTCAACACAGTAACTATTGCTGATGCTGGTACTCAAGGTCCTATCGGAGCGACCGGTCCTACCGGCGCAACCGGTATTCAAGGTCCAACTGGATCAACCGGACCAACTGGATCGCAAGGAATTCAAGGTGTCACAGGTCCTACTGGAGCACAAGGAATTCAGGGAGTTACCGGACCAACAGGAGCTCAAGGAGTTACCGGTCCTACTGGAGCAGTTGGTCCAACTGGACCGACCGGTCCACAAGGAATTCAAGGTGTAACCGGTCCGACAGGACCGCAAGGTATTCAGGGAATTCAAGGTCCGACCGGTCCTACCGGCGCGCAAGGAATCCAAGGAGTGACAGGTCCAACAGGACCACAAGGAATTCAAGGACCAACTGGACCGACAGGTCCACAAGGAATTCAAGGTGTAACCGGGCCAACTGGACCAACCGGATCGCAAGGAATTCAAGGAGTCACTGGACCTACAGGTCCGCAGGGAATTCAAGGTCCGACCGGACCTACTGGACCAACTGGAGCAGACTCATTTGTCACAGGACCAACTGGATCAACAGGACCTCAAGGTATTCAAGGCGTTCAAGGTATCCAAGGTATTCAAGGACCGACCGGTCCGCTAGGACCAACTGGATCAACCGGACCAACTGGCGCGGCATCAACCGTGACAGGTCCGACCGGCGCATCAGGACCAACTGGTCCACAAGGTGTTTCAGGACCAACAGGTCCAACTGGATCTCAAGGTTTAGATGGAGATCGTTACCACACTACATCTACTACTTCATTAACAATTGCTTCAAATGGTCAAATTACTTTAACTACCGTTGATCTTTATCTTGATTACTCAACAGCTCAAAGTGTAATTATTGCGTACAATATAAACAATCATATGCACGGCGAAGTTGTTTCATATAATCAAGCAACTGGAAGTCTTGTAGTTGATCTTAAAAGTAAAACAGGATCAGGTACCTATGCTTCTTGGGAAATAAATCTCAATGGCGCAGTAGGAATTCAAGGAGCGACTGGAGCAACAGGACCTACCGGCGCAACTGGAATTCAAGGATCTACCGGTCCAACTGGCGCAGTAGGCGCAACTGGTCCTACAGGTTCAACTGGTTTAACTGGAGATACTGGACCGACAGGCACACAAGGTATTCAAGGAATTCAAGGTGTGCAGGGAATTCAAGGAGTAACGGGTCCGACTGGTCCGCAAGGACAAACTGGTCCGACAGGAGCTCAAGGCATTCAAGGAGAAATTGGTGCTACCGGACCAACCGGTCCTCAAGGAATTCAAGGATCAACCGGACCAACCGGTCCTCAAGGAAATCAGGGAATCCAGGGAGTTACCGGTCCAACCGGTTCTCAGGGAATCCAGGGACAGACCGGACCAACTGGTTCGCAGGGAGATCAGGGAATCCAGGGACCAACAGGTCCAACTGGAGCTCAGGGAATCCAAGGTCCGACCGGTCCGACCGGTCCTCAGGGAGCTCAGGGAATCCAAGGTCCGACCGGTCCTACAGGTCAAGTCGGTCCTACCGGAGCATCCGGACCAACTGGCGCAACAGGTCCAACTGGCGCAACAGGTCCAACAGGATCTCAAGGTGCAGATAACCCAGTTGTTGATTACCTTGATGGCGGTAATGTTGCAAATACCGATATAATTTATGATGCAGGATCTTCAACTACTGCATCTTGGACTTACACAATTGACGCTGGCGGGGCGACAGTAACCTTCTAAACAAGCGAAAGCAGGAATCATGACAGCAAGAATGCAGCAACGCCGAGATACGGCAGCAAACTGGACTAGCACAAACCCAACACTTGCCGCAGGCGAAATGGGTCTTGAAACAGATACCTACAAATTCAAAGTTGGTAATGGTTCAAGTGCTTGGACTGCACTACCTTATGCTGTTGATCTTCCTACGCAAGTTGGTCAATCTGGAAAATATCTTACTACTAATGGAACAGTTACAAGTTGGGGAACTGTTGCAGGAGATATTGAAGGAGTAACAGCAGGAACTGGTTTAACTGGTGGAGGAACAAGCGGAACAGTTACAGTTTCACTTGACACGCCTGTTGCAGTTGCAAATGGAGGAACTGGTTTAACTTCACTAGGTACTGGTGTTGCTACTTTCTTAGGTACTCCATCTAGTGCAAACCTTGCATCTGCAGTTACAAATGAAACAGGATCAGGTTCTTTAGTCTTTGGTACATCTCCTACTATTGCAACTCCAGCAGTTACCGGTGGTTCTATTGCGGATTCTGTTGTAAAAGGTTTAGGAGAAGATCTTAATATTGTTGCTTCCGCAGCTACTGGAACAATTAACTTTGATGTTGCAACGGCTTCTGTTTGGTATTACACATCTAATGCAACGGCAAACCATACACTTAACTTTCGATATAGTAGTGGAACTTCATTAAATACTGCAATGGCCGTAGGTGATTCAATAACACTTGTCTGGTTAAATACAAATGGAACTACTGCTTACTATCCGAATGTAATTCAGATCGATGGATCAACAGTCACCCCTAAGGTTCCCGCAGCGATTGCATCTGGCAATGCATCTTCGATTGATGCGTATGCCTTTACGATTATTAAGACAGCTTCAGCTACTTTTACAGTGCTAGAGACACAAACCAAGTTCGCTTAAAGGGGAATTAAATGCCAATTGTTAGCACATTAGCTTCAGCCTCTTCTAAAGGTTACGGAGAGTTTGTAGGCGGAGGTTTTTCCAATGCCTTTGAATCAATTGCAACTCAAGCGCCAAGTTCAAATACAAACACTATTGAGTTTACAAATATTCCACAGGTTTATAAGCATCTACATTTGAGGTTTTACACTCTTACTTCGTCATTTAGTTCAGGTGCATACTTTAAGTTTAATAACGATACTACTGTAGGAAATTACAATCATGCGTCACTTTATGCAAATGGTTCAGGTACCGGAGTTGGTTACTATTCAGGCAATGCGATTTTTCCTAACTTTTGTGGTGGGACTTCTGATGAACCTGGAATTGGCATATTAGATATTCATGACTATGCTAACAGTAATTTTTACAAAACTTGGCGTGGTTGGGACGGTTGCGGAAAAAGTGATGGATCTACTGCAACTGGTTATACTGAAATGATCGGTGGTTATTGGGCAAGTACAAGTCCAATTACATCAATGAAGTTTACTTTTGCAGGTGCAACATTTAATGTTGGCACCGTTATTGCCATGTATGGCGTAAGGGGTTAAAATGCCAGCAACTTATGAACCAATTCAAAGTTATGTTTTAGCAAATAACACAACTGACAATGTTATTTTTTCAAACATACCTAGTACATATTCAGATCTTAGACTTGTTGCAAGTCTTGCAGGTAGTGGCCGTGATTTGCGAGTACAAGTTAACGGTGGAACCACTGCTACAGATTATCCATATTTTGTTATGAGTGGATGGCAAAGTTCTGGTTCTTCTGATAAGGTAGCTGTCAAGTCTATTAGCTATGATGGAACACTTCTTGATTACTATGGAACTCCGTATACTGATAAAAATAAACATTTAATGATCTGCGACTTTCTTGATTACACATCTGCATCTCATTATAAAGGTGTTTACTCAAAATCTGCTTCAATTACAGCTATTAGTGGTTCTGGTGTAACAAATGGTCTTGATCATGTTTTTGCTTTATACAGAAGCAATAGTGCCATAACTTCGTTAAAACTTTGGATTGGCACTGTTGGGACTGTTTACTGGTTGAGTGGGTCAAGAATCACTCTTTATGGAATTAAGAGGGCATAAAAATGGCAAATACTTATAAACTAATTGAAAATAAAACTTTGTCATCAGCTAGTAATTCTGTTGTTTTTGCAAATATACCGCAAACTTATACTGATTTACACTTTAGAGTTTCAGTACGCAATTCTAACACTTCAAATTATGTTGGTGCTTATTTAATATTTAATGGTGATGCAAGTACTAAGATTTCTTCACTTTTGTGGGGTAGTGGGAACACATCTAGTACTATTAACCATTCCTCATTAAGTGGTGCTTTTGTTGGAGATGTAGTTGGTTCTGCATCAGGTCTTACACTTTTTATGTCAAACATAGAAGTTTATATACCTGACTATGCAAATTCGAGTAATCCTTACAAAGTATATCAAGCAGATTGCACAACAATGAATACTGCTGCACCAGCATACAATGAGTTTTCTGTTGGAACATGGAACAACGGTAATGCAATAACTTCTGTTGCTTTTGAGTGTTCTCCTGGCAGTTTTGTAACAAATTCGGTTTTTTCATTATACGGTATAAACGCAAACTAGGGAGAAAAATGACTGAATATGGAAATGTAGTAATAATTGATTGCACAACTCATGAGGTAACCGAAAGACCACACACACCTGAAGAGATTGCAGTCATTGAAGCAAATAGAATTGAAGATGGCGCTCGTAAAGACGCTATAGCAGCCGAGTTTGAAGTTAAAGTTGCAGCAAAAGCTTCAGCAGAAGCAAAACTTGCAGCTTTGGGATTGACGGCGGAAGAAATAGCCGCTCTCTAGAAAACTAGGTCGGGGGACCAATGAAAATTGCAGTTTATACTATTGCGCTTAATGAACAAAGTTTTGTTGAACGCTGGTATAAAAGTGCTAAAGAAGCTGACTATCTTCTTATAGCTGATACAGGATCTAATGATCTCACAGTTAAATATGCCAAGAATCTTGGCATCAACGTGATCCAAATAGGCATTAAGCCTTGGCGATTTGATGATGCTAGAAATGCTGCTTTAGCTGCGCTTCCTATGGATATTGATTACTGCATAGCATTAGACATGGATGAAAAACTCCAAGTCGGATGGCGCAAAGAGTTAGAATCTATAGGATCTGAAATTACACGGCCAAGATACAAATACACTTGGTCATGGAACCCAGATGGATCTCCTGGCTTAACTTATGGCGGAGACAAGATCCACACAAGGAAAAACTATAGATGGAAACATCCTGTACACGAAGTTTTAACTTGCACAACTAATGAAGTGCAAGCATGGACAAAGTTAGAAATACATCATCACCCAGATGATAGTAAATCTCGAGGGCAATACTTTGAGTTGCTTGCACAATCCGTGTTAGAAGATCCTACAGATGATCGAAATTGTTTCTACAATGCAAGAGAACTATTCTTTCACAATAAGTGGACAGAAGCAATTAAAGAGTTTAAGCGTCACTTAAGTCTTCCCAAAGCTCAGTGGAAACCTGAGCGAGCAGCTTCAATGAGATACCTGGCTAAGATGGAAGAATCAGAACGAGAATCTTGGCTACTAAAAGCGATTGCAGAATCGCCTAACAGCCGAGAACCTAGAGTTGATCTTGCTCAGTATTACTATTCTAAGAGTCTTTGGTTGGATTGTTACGCACATGCTCATGCCGCGCTAAGAATTACAGAACAACCATTAGAATATCTTGTAGAATCAGATGCCTGGGGATACTTGCCTCATGATCTAATCGCAATCGCATGTTACAATATGGACAAATTAGACGAAGCAGTAGAACATGGCAAGAAAGCTGTCGAACTAGCACCTTGGATTGATAGACTTAAGGAAAATCTAACTTTTTATAAAGAAGTACCCATAATGAAAGGCAACTAAATGAGTCTATCAAATAGACTGCGTAAATCAGGAGAAAAACGGACTAACAACCAATTTTTAGAACCGTTTTTACCTGGTCGTGCTTTGTATGCAACTCCAGCTGGAGTAGATGTAAACTCTGATACTGCAATTCGTATGTCAACAGTTTATGCTTGTGTACGACTATTAGGTGACACTATTAGTTCTCTTCCATTATCTGCTTATGTCCGTCGTGGTCGTTCTAGAATTAACTATGCATCCGTATATGGTGAACTACCTGCGTGGATCAATAAGCCAAACCCTGATTCAACTCGTTTAGAGTTCTATGAGCAAGTAATCTCATCGCTAAACCTTCATGGTAATGCATTCATTCTGACCGTACGTGACGATATGGGCGACGTTCAAGAACTTTACTGCATAAACCCACTACAAGTTCGTATACGTCGTCCTGATCCAATGGGCGAGATTGAATACATAGTTACAATTGGGCAAACTAATCAAGATCCAACAAATCAGTTTTATGATAATGCACAACCTTTTGATCCACTGTCAACAAAGACCATGGTTTTGACAAAGAATGAAATGCTACACATTCCTATGTTTAGATTACCTGGTCAGTTACTTGGACTTGGTCCTATTGCAGCAGCTCGTATAACTTTAGGATCAGC